GAACTTTTAGTTAAAGCGATTGTTCCATTTTGAACATACCAACCTTGAGAATCCATTTCCCATTTTTCAACATAAATGGTATTTGGTCCTGAAATACCTTGTGGGTCTGCTAATAAATAAACACCCAACGATGTTGAATCTTGACTCGTTTGAGCCACTGTAACCATTCCACCTAAAAGGTGAGATGCGTATGTGGTGAGTGTAGAAAATACACATACCACTAATAATAACTTTTTCATCATTTTCCCCATTTTCCGTTTTGAACGATTTGTGCAATAATACCATATACTGATAGGTCAGCGTAAGTATCTTGTATTGATTCACCAACTTCATCAGGTTGCCCCAATACTACCAATTGCTTCAATCGTTGAATTTTATCATTTAATCTGAACCAAAGACCTGTAAGTGAAATCTTAATTTCATCTTTAGTTTTTAAATCAGTACCAACTGAGATATTATCAGGCCCATAGTTTCGTTGTTTCTTACAAAAGGTTTCGTATTGTTCCCACATAATCCTTTTGTACTCTTCCATCATTTCAGGATAATTTTGTTCACAAAAATCAACTGCAGATTGTTCTTTGTTAGTACTCATTGTACGCTCACCTCTGTGAACTACTTTTGTTTTAGTTTCTCGTATATTATCCATTTAATTGTTGTTTGGTATCTTTTTTAGGTTCGGTTACTTCTGATGATTGTTGTTGTGGTTGTTGTGTAAAGTATCTTTCCAACGTAATCAATCTATCATCAGCATCTACTAACATTCTTAATGCTTCTTCTGCGTTCTCATAAAAATCACCAGTTGAATGGTCACCAATACCAACTGCTTTACCTTCTAATAACTCCAATGTAAGGAGTGCCTTTGCTTTATCAGCGATTGCTGATGTTCTTAGCATATCTAATAATCTACTCATTTTAATAACTTTTTTGCTTCTTTTTCTGTTAAACCATACTTCTTTAAAATATTAATTACCTCATCCTTTGGAAGTAAATCTAAATAATCACTAACTTCTCTCTGAGATACACCATACCACTTTGATAAGTACTCTAAGAGTTCTTTGTTATACTTTCCTTCTTTCTTACCTTTAATGTATTTATCAAATGTTTTCTGCTTTGGTAAGAAATCTAAATACAACTTATAAACTTCTTTGGGTGATAATAACCCAATGGTATATTTCTGAAGAATATTAACGATTGGTAGTAAATCCAAATTCATACTCAACCACCTATTGATGATAAAAGGAGTAAAGGATTTCTTATCCATCTCAGATAGAGATTCCCAAGATTCCTTCTTCTCCTTTATACCACTCAGATGTTGGAATATTGTTTTTGCTTTTACCGATGTATCACTCTTCTTAGCCATTAAGGTAACAACTCTTTAGGTAAGAATTTCTCTGATACATTTCCACACTCTGCACATCTAACAACAGGAATCGGTAACATTGATTTCTGTCCGTTTGGTGATTGAACTGCTGGAACTTCTTTAAACATTGTAACCTCTTCGAAGAAGATACCTTCACAATTTTCACAACTTACGGTATCCAACTTAGTTGGGTCAATGTTCAATTGTGGTGCCTGTTGTTGTGGATTCATACCAACAACTTTTCCTTTTCCTTTTGCCATAACTTATCCTTTTATATCAATTAAAATTTGTAACATCATTGCCATCACATTGATTTCTTTATCAACTACTGATGCGTCTTGGTATTGTGCCTCTGCAATCTTTAAGATAATATTACCAGCTTTACCACTTGCGTATTCATCAACATTATCATATAGGAATCGATAGAATGGTGTAAAATCTTTTACCTTCGAATCTGCTATAATCTGTCTAACATTTCTGAATGTATCTTTAAGGTTATCATTAGATTTCAGTACGGTTAGAACTTCATCCATATAATTTGCCTGAATAGTAGATGCTTTATCAATCTCCAAAACACCACCAATAACCTGTCTTTGAGCTGCGTTTAGAACTCTACGAATATCAGGATATCCACTATTAACCAATACTGCCAAATCCGGCATTTCATACTGAACACCCTCACCATCTAAGATATCTTTTAATCTCATAGCCACTTCTTTCTTAGATGGTGGTGTAATCCCAAATGTTTGACATCTACTCTGAATCGGGTCGATGATTTTCTCTACATAGTTACAGGTCAAAATAAACCTTGTAGTTTTAGAGAATGTTTCCATTAGGTTACGGAGTGCTGCTTGTGCGTTTGGTGTAAGATAATCTGATTCATCTAAGATAATAACCTTCCATTTACGGAAACCCATTGAAGATGCAAACCCTCTAATCTTATCCCTAACAGTATCAACATTGTTTTCATCCGATGCGTTGATATACATCACATCACAATCAATCTGATTTGTAATGATTTTAGCTAATGTGGTTTTACCCGTACCAGCCTGTCCATATAGAAGTAAGTGAGGTACATCTTCATTCTCTATATAGATTTTTACTTTTTGTAAGATATGTTCATTACCAACATACCCATCTAATGTATCGGGTCTATATTTCTCAACCCATAAACTATTTTCGTTATTATTCATTATCTACCAACTTCTTTTAAGTACGTTTCTTTCATTTTATCCCAACTCATACCAATCGCATCTATATAGAACAAATTCTCAGGTTTAATTCTACCTTCAGAATGTAGTTTGGTGTATCGCTTGATTGCTTTCTTCTTCCACCACTTACTAATGTAATCTACACCATCTACGAACTTTTGTTTCATCTTCAATTCATCTTCTCCGATTTCATCTCTTAGAAACTCAGGTCCGTTCTCATACATCATAGCGAGATATACACCCCTCTTAAAACCATGATGGTATGTGGATTGTTTGATACCACATTCTTTGAAAATCTGCCCCAATATCTTTTGTTTGATACCACTTACAGGTCCACTAGCACCTTCACCAGTTCCCATATTCTGCCCGTTTCGGATTCGTTCGTTAGTGATAGCTTCTTGATACCACTCTGAACGATTTTCTTTTAACCATTGGTGCCACGGGTCGTAGAACTTATCATCAGGTTTGATAGAAATCTTTCCTGCTGATTCACCCAGTGTTTTGAAATGAGGTATTCCATTGTATTGAGAGTGGATTCCGTATAAAGATGTAGTACCAACTCCTATAAGAGTTTGTCCATACTTCTCTTTCCAAAACTCTCTTACCTCAGGCACCGTAGTCATCATAGCAATTAACTTACCACCTAAAAAGTTATATCCTAATGGTTGGGTACATACAATTGTTGATGCGATTGTAGTATGATTGAGTTTTCCTTTTTTGAACTTATCATCCTTAGTCCACCCAATGTAGTTATCTCTAACTGCCATTGATGTAACATCTGATGCCAATGATATTTGACCTAAGAGTTTACCACTCTTTCTATCTTTTACATTGATTTTAACATTACGACCAGGATTAGCAACAAAGGACATTGTATGAATCATTTTTCGGATATGAGTCCACTTACCAGCCTCTTTGGTATCCTCTAATATTTCAACATAAGGTTCTAACTCTTCAATCTCTTTGATAGTTTGTTCCAAATTATTAATATCAGTAGGAGCCCATTGGATATCGTACATAGATGCAATCTGAGATTTATCTCTAATCATAGATGGTTCTTGTAATTCTACCCACTTCTTATATAAAGTCTGCTCTTCAACACTCATAGAAGAAAGATAATCCATATTTTCGATTAACAATCTTTTTTGTGTTTCGAAGTCAAACTCCGGCTTTGCTGGCTCTGTATCCCAAAAATTCATATAATATCCTTATTTAATCTCTACGAGATAGTAGTTACTTTTTAATGAATCGTTTTCAAAAGAAATATGTGATAACCCCTGAGATGAGATTTTTAATGTTGCTGATTTAGAACCTCTGTTTGCGTTCAAAATCTCTTTCAAATACTTAGCTGAGAATGAGATTGGTTGGATATCACCATCACACTTACAATCTACTGAAATGGAGATTCTGTTTGTGTTGATTGTTGAGTACCCTAATACAACTTCACCCTTACCACCAATACAACTAAATGTAAATGTATCAGATTCACTAAGTGCTCCTTTAGATTTGATGAACTTAGATGTAAAATCATCATTCAATGTGATTTCTGCATCAAATGGTGGCATCTGCTTCAAATCAGGAACAACTGGGATAACTGAAAGGTCAGCCAACATATAGTTTACTGATGTACCTTTATCTGAAAACTTAATATAAGATTCAGTTGATTCAACATCAACAGTTGATTCTAAAACACCTAATAGTGCTTTTAGTTGTGATGTGGTATAAATACCAAATTCACCATTTGGAAACTCACCTTCTTCTGAGGTTACATCTCCTAACAAAGTCTTATCATCTGAGATAAAACTTACTTTCATTTGAGAATCGGTTGATTCAATCTTTACCGATTCTACTTCACCACCGAGATTGTATCGATTGATGAAACTCTCAATACTGCTTTTCTTCATACTTTTAAATTATTATTGTTTACTTATGATACAAATATACAAAAACTTTTTGAATTATCCAAATTAAAATCCAAAAAACTTTGATGCTGCTGCCATATTAGGATTTGGTTTATCCCAATCCATTGCTTTGTAGAAATCATCTAACTTATTTTCTAACTCTTTTTTCCAAATCAAATCATAATCGATGTGTTGTTCTACCAAATCTAATATTTCTTTAGGGTCATTATACCCAGTCAATCCAACGGATTGTAATCCTAATGGATTATTTTTTAAATACACCCACTTAATCTTATCACCATCTTTCATTGGTTCATATTTGTAAGGTGCATTATAATACTTTAGTAATTGGTTATATGTAAGTGCTGCCTTAACGTGAGCGGGTGTTCCCTTCATAAACTCACCAATCGCCTGATTCTTAAACTGATACTTACTCATATCCTTAACTGCTGAGTTCTTAGCGATATCAATGAAGTTTGTTGTTTTCATCTCATCCTTCTTTCTAAGAATGTAATCATCAATCTTACCCTTATCCTCATCTTTAAGAATATCCATCAATACAGTACTCATCACTTCTTTGAAGTAAGTTGGGAATGATGAACGTTTAACATCCAATCCTTTGACATCTAACTTATCACAATCAACAGTATTATCATTGATAATCCATTGAGCGTATCTTTTCTTTGATACCCAAAACCCACCCTTAGCAATCGTTTCCTGCTTAATATCAAATCGGTGATTACTCACATTGAACAACTTTTTAGACATTACATCATATACAGTGTTAATATGTTGTTCAACTTCTTGTGCTACTGATAGAATTGCAGGAATCATTTGTTCATCTGAGGTTACATCAATCTCAGGATTACGAGCTTTTACCAATGGTGCTGCCTGATAGAATACAGAATCAGTATCAGTATACACATTGTAATCTGCTTCTTTACCAATGTTCTTTATGTAATATTGGTTAGCAATCATCTCAGTTGTTTTAATTACAGTCTGACCTGTAAGAGTAACTGCTTCTGCGTTATCAACATCATAGAATCTAAATGCTGGTAAACCTAATACACCATATAGTGAGTTCAACATAATCTTTTGAACTAATTGGCGCTGAGAATAGAATTTGTATAGTTTATCATTTCCGGCTTTACCATACTTTTTCATCTCATTTTTATACTCCACTCTCTTATCGAACCATACGTTAAGAATCTCAGGAATTACACCAACTTTCTCTTGTGTATATAATACACCATTTGATGCAACTGATAAATTCATCTTTTCAATAAAGTCCATAAATTTATCTTTATCCATAGGTGGGTATTGTTTACCCTTATCATCTACAATACCATAACTATCAATTGTAGATTTCATATGAGATTCAGCACTATAACCCTTTACCTTACCAATCTTAGTTTCAGGTGAGATGTTGATGGTCATAATGATAGATGGGTATAGTGATGTTAAATCCAAATCATATACCCATTTGTAAAGACCAGGCTTTGGTTCTTTAACATAAGCGCCTGTAAACTTTTCTTCTCCATCTGAACCATCTTCATTCTTATTTCTTCGTAAAGGTCTATCAGGCGCAACCCTTCCACTTCTTCGTAGGAATGTTAGAATCGCACCTTCTAACCACTTTGATGAGAATAAGAAATCTTCATAGAATACGTGTCCAGCGTGGCATATTGCCCTAGCTAAATCAATAAACTGAAGTTTCTTATCCATATCAACAACCAACTCAACATCCACTAAGTTATACTCAATGAACTTCTCTAAATCATCTCTGAACAATTGGTCTAAGTTACCATCATACTCTATCTTACCTCTACCCAATTCCAACTGAGCGATTGTATCCAATCGATAATTTGGATATTCAGTATATGTAAAGTTCTTAAATAATGCAATGTAATCTAATGCTGATACACCAGCTATGATATAACGTTGTCTGTATTTATTCCAATGAACTTTTTTTATTGGTGATAATCTATTTGCCGTTGATGTACCAAACAATCTCTTTAATCGGTTGTAAAGATAGGTAACATCAAAGAAATCGATATTCCATCCCGTAATGATAGTTGGTGAAATCTCTTCCCAACTATTTACAAATGCCATCAACATATCCTCTTCAGAACGGAATGAACGAACCTTTGCTCCTTTGATAGTTTTGTTTATCTCTTCACCATCATTTACAACATATACAAAGTAATCATTTGTTGCTGAATCGTGGAATGCAACTGATGTCATTGCATTCTTTGCTTCGTTGGTATCTGGCAGACCTGAATTCATTTCTACCTCAATATCAAAGGTCATTACAACATGCCCATCTGATACTTCATCTGAATCACCATACTCATCAATTAAGAAACGAGTAATCTCATTCACATCTGATTCATAAAGTTTTAGATTATCTTCTTTCTTCCAAAAGTTGATTTTCTTTAACCTCTCACCATATATTGATTCATAAGAACCATTACCATCTTTTACATAAGCATAGTTTCTATACTTCTTTGTAAAGTAACCTTTCTTATCATCCCAACAATGAACGATTCCACCTTCTTTTTCCCAATATACATTTTGATACATATGTTAAATATACAACTTTTTATGTAGTTCTCCAAGCATTTTACTCTCATTTTTTGAAAGTTCTCTTGCTCTCTCTACTGATTTTATTTCTTCTTCTATTCTGAATGAATCATCATCTAATATTTTATCCAAATACTCAAAGAACTCCTTCTTATATTTGAAGAACATTCCATTTGGGTCTATTTCGTGATAACAATCAGATTCTTGCCAAATCATAGGAGTTCCGTTCATCATACAATCAGTACCACTAACACTCCAACCATAATTGGTTTGCCTCATCTGAACACCTACTTTACATCTTTGTAATCTTTGGTAGTATTCATGCTTTGGTACTTTGTGATTATCAATCCAACCATATGGTGGTTTTCCACTTAATTGTGGAATCCATAC